TTTCTCCCATCCATATTCGGAATCTGGTGCAGCTGGGTATGCGGAATCTTCACGGCAATTAGGATCGTTAGGGTCTAGTTGATTGTGTTCTGGGTACATACAAGCAGATCCAGAATAGAATATCTTAGTTCTGTAATCTAATACAGGTCTATTACATTCACTCCATCCTTGCTTACCATCAAATGTTTCATCAAGTAATCTTTGTTGCTCTAATACATTGAGGTTAATAGTAACTGAGTTCTGCATAATCTCAGCATCGTTCTCACCAGTGAATACAAACCCTGCACCACCCATATCAGCAGCAAACTGATATATCTCATGGAATGGTTCAATGTATCTGTAAGGAACTGAATTATAAAAGTTACCTGACTCTCCTTTATATTCTAATACTCTCTTTACAAAATGAGGATCACGCAAATCTCCCTGCACAAATTCATTTGCTTCTGTATCAGTAAACTCTGGATACTTTAAGTCAACACCACGCACCCAATAACCTTCGGAGCGAAGTCTTTTGACCATGTGACTTCCTATAAAACCACCTGCACCCAGTACAAGTGCAGTCTTTTTATATTCACTCATAATAAAATGTTAGTTATAGTATGTATTATACAAAAAAAGGAGGTTGTTTGTCAACCTCCTTCTTATTATACGTCAGCAAATTTACCTGGCCATTCTCTTTTAAACACTTCTGTTAGTTTGTCTAATTTAACAGAAGGAACTTGATGATCATTAACAATATCTTGCAATTCTGCTATCTGTTGAGATAGGGTTTGAATATGTTCTTCTGCTTTTTGCAGTCTTGCTTCTACTTCTACATCATACTTTGACATTGATGCTCCACTTGCAGACTTTGATGCTGTTCCTTTTGCCATGATTATTAGAGGGGGATTCTGCGTTTATTTATAGTTAAAATTGTTTAGGATGAGTTACTACATCACCGTGTATCTCACCTATGTCATCTATATGTGCATGATCGATATCCACATGCAGACCTCTTTCATAGAAGTCTGCGATTCTTTCTAGGGCATTTGCAATGCGAATCAATTCATCACTCATGAGTAACTCCTTGCTTCATCCTTAGTGTAGCAAGGGACACCAGCAGGGTCAAGCCACTTTGTATATTCAAAATCCTCCATTGCTTGGGTTAACTGCATACCATTATCACACAGATACATATCCTTCCATCTCGGAGAATAATTATCCATCTTTTGAATACGGAAATCAGGTTTACCGTTTTCTAAAACACCCTTTTCAACATAACGATAAGGGAATCTTTCAAGTAGAATGTTCATTTTACTCCTTGTAGGTCTTCTATAATACATTCTATCACAGCGTTATAGTCTGCGTCAGGGTCTTCACCTGATAGATCAATATATTGTAACCCTTCGTAATATCTTTTTACCTTCTTGTACAACTTTGGATTTTTTACATCCAAAAAAATTTCTTTATTAGCAGCAGCCCGAAGGATGCCTATGTCTTTCTTGAACTTAGAAGTAAGCGTCATTGCTTTGTATGATTGACGTTAAGATTATAGGGTATGAGGAAGAGAAAGTCAAGACTCTGCACTTCCTCCCGTAGTATGCATACGAACATACTCATCCGAAGGAGTTAAGACCACACTTACCTGACCATCGGTAACTGCGATCTTCTCCCCCTGCTCTACTCTCTTATGAATATTATCAGCATCTTTACCATACTCTTCTAAGGTTATAGTTTTCATTCTTTGATACTCTCCGCATAATCTATATCAAACTGATCCAATCCTTTATCAGTCAAAATGTGCTTGTACATTTTCTCAAACACTGCTGGTGGCATTGTTACAATGTCTGCACCATCTTCATAGCACCTAGCAACACTATGCACATCTCTTAAAGAAGCAGCAAGAACTTCTGTCTTAATATTCTGTTTAGCATAAAGAGAAGCAATCTCCCTTACTACTGCCACACCATCAAAAGAGTTATCTTCTACTCTACCAACGAAAGGTGAAATGTATGTTGCACCTGCTCTTGCTGCAAGTATTGCTTGTGCTGCTGAGAAGATAAGAGTTACATTGACTCTAATATTATTATCAGTTAAATCCTTACAAGCCATCAAACCGTCGGGGGTACATGGAACTTTAATGGTTGCCATCTTACCAAACTTCTTATGAAGTCTCTTACCCTCAGAGATCATATTCTCTTTACTACCAATCACTTCCATACTCAGATCAGTGACACCAATATCCTTAAACTCTTGGTAAACATCTTCATGCAATTTACCACTCTTACGAATAAGGGTTGGATTAGTAGTTAACCCATCAATCAGTCCAGTCTTATAATGCTTACGAACGACATCTGTTTCCGCAGTGTCAAGAAAAATTTTCATTGTGATAATTTAAGTAAAGTATATAGTCACCCTTGCCAAATCATATCAGGCATAGGTGTTTGCTGTCCTCTCAGTAGGAACATCAAAATAAAATAGCACAGGAACCAAGAAAAATTAAGAATTATATTCTGTCTCCACAGAAACTTTCTTACAGCCATAGATTTAAAAATCTCTGGTGGTTTCTTTTGTGCTCTAAAAATTTGTTCAATAACAATAGAAACTCCTAATGCTATTACTGCGGGAAGAAACCAGAAATCTAAAAATGTACATATGTACAATAAAAATTGAGTCATTCTACCTCATCGTGGGTATGCTTAGTAAGTTTACCAGACATCTCATAGGCTTCTTTGTTGCCACCATGTCCATGTGCGATACCTAGTTCATGCATCTTTGCGTGTTCATCAATAGGATCTCTTAACTCTTTCTTACCTGCTCCTACTGTAAGGTAAAGTCCATAAGCAACTAAACCTACAACAACTAAACCAAAGAATAAAATAAATCCTTGATCAGGAGTAAGATTGAGATGAGGTATAATAGCATCTGGTTGCTTCTCCCATGTGCCAGGTAGATTATATACTGATGGTTTTGATAGAAAAATCATGAGTTAATTAGTTCTCCATTAAGTTTAGCATCTTTTTCATCTTCTTACAACCGCACCACCGTCATCGTCATCATCTTCCCACGGATCTTCCAACTCTTGCCTCAATTCCTCGATACGATTTTGAAGATCTCTATACTCTTCTAAATCACATTCAGTTTTTTGTTGAAATGTTACACCCAACAATTGCTCACCAGGTTCAACATCTTGCATCTCAGGATGAATTCTTTTAGTCACCTCAGTATTCCAAGTATTAGCATTATAATTCTTAACCGCATTAGATCTCCATCCCGCAAGCACAGAACGAACTGCCCATACTAAAAGAAGCACCCACGTTAAAGAAAAAACTATGTCTGTAATTGGATTCATCTTCTATATTTTAAAGGCCAGGTATAATGCAATCCAATAACCATAATGATTATGAAAAGAAAAGGAAATACTGTAATCATAACCCTACTCTTATCTTAGATGGCATTATAACCTCTACTTGAATAGGTTTATTAAATAGATCTTTAATGTTCATTAAAATAAAAACTTGAGGAATAGTAATAGTCAAAATTGCAAAAATCAAAAAGATTTTTTCATTCATCTTTTTACCTCATGAGCACAACCATCACCAGTATAATCATCACTATTATAATAACCATTCTTTGTCCCAAAGAAGATTGTTAGTCCTACAAAGGGTAGTGCTGCAAGGATCAAAAATGTTTCTAAAATCATCGACTTAATAATCTTTTAATTGGTACTTGCCTTATCTTATCTATAACATCAGTCTCTACTTTATCTGCTACTTTATCAATAATATTCACATCAAGATGCATAAAAGGAGGAATGATTCCTAGAATCCTAAGAAGACCATCAACAAATAGTGCAAGACAAGTAAAACCGAGAATCATACTAATAATAGTTGCTTCTCGGTTATGTTTTGCCATTGATGCTTCGTCTATTGCTCTTGCTTCTTCCAGTGCAGCAGCGATCATCGCATCAACTTCTTTCTTTGTATAGAAATCCCCTAAGATGGGAATGTCATGTTTGTCCATAGTATTTAATATACGATTATATTATAACAATGGTGTCAAGTGTTACAATTATATATTATTACATCATTTCATGAACGTGTCCAGATGGGCGTTCCCCCATCATTTTTTGATGCTGACGATCCAATTGCTGAATCTTATTCAACATCTCTTGCTTCTTTTCGATGTCTTCTAATTTTTTCTGAACTGCTTTTAGTTCTGATTGAATTTTATCTTCCATGTAAATGAATAGAATTCTACCAGTGTATAGAGACTTTATTTATCTAATTTCAAAATCAAGTTTACGGACTTTACGTTTTCTTCTTTGTTCCTGCCATTGTAAATCTTGTGATGTAAGTTTATCTTTTTCTTCTTCCTGAGTTCTGCTTACTACAATAGTTTTAGATAGGTCTGATGCTGTTAAAATATCTCCTGTAACAGTCATCATATTAGGACATCCACAACTTCTGGTTTGATTTTCTAAGCTGCTGATTTCCTTATTACATTGTCTACATCGTACTACTATCATGATGATTCATCCTAAAAATCTCTAATCACTAACATTATTTATTTAAATAGAAGCTTACAGTCCCTGCTAAACCCGCATCGAATGGTATCTGTGGAACCCATCCAGTTCTCTCTGTAAGTTTAGAAAAGTCAGTTCCATATCTCTTATCAACACCAGGTCTATCATTAGATACCCCAATCAAACTATGTGGTTTGCCCATCATATCTAAAATTTTTCTGGTTACCTCAATATTTTGGAGTTCACATGCACCACCAACATTAAACTTATCATTTAATACCTTCTGCTGATCTAATGTCCAAATAGCACAACAATGATCATCTACATGTATCCAATCTCTTATTTGTTCACCCCCATCGTGCATATAAGTTATCTCATCCCTCAGTGCATTTGTTACAACCTTAGGAATTAACTTCTCTTCATGCTGTCCTGGACCATAATTGTTTGAAGAACTAGTGATAAGATAAGGAAGACCATAAGTATTGTGCCAACTAGTTACAAAATGTTCTGCTGCTGCCTTGGTTGCAGAGTAAGGATTGCGAGGATCATATGGAGTAGTCTCTTTGAAGAGTTCTTTATCATCATAGTTCAGAGAACCATACACTTCATCGGTTGAAATGTGATGAAACTTCTCAACATCAACTTGAAGACTAGCATTCAGAAGATTTATCGTTCCATTTATATTGGTAGCAATAAATGGATTGGAATTTGAAATAGACTTATCTACATGACTCTCTGCTGCGAAATGAAATACCTTTGTTGGTCTGTACTTACTAAAAATATAATTTACATGGTCTTCATTAGTAATATCACACCAAATAAACTTATGCTCAGATGGAATATAATCTTCCGTAGCAGCATAAGTAAGATTATCTAATACAACAACTTCTTCATCACTCACTTTACGCAAATAATGAAGAAAGTTACTACCTATAAATCCTGCACCGCCTGTTACTATAATCATTTCTTTCTTAATAATTGCTGGGGCCTTACACGAGGAGGGGGTGGTGGGATTCCTCAACGATGCCCCGATAATATTATAACACCCTTGTCAAGTGTCTGGTTCTAATGAAATAATTTCACAATCATCTTCCTCTTCCATATCAATCCAATCTCCAAACTCTGCATAAAGTGCAATCTTATCTCCACAGAGTTCTGATTCTTCAATCTTATCAATCGCCCATTCTCTTACATATGCAACGATATCCTCAGTTGTATTCAATTCCATAATAGTCTTTTCGGAAGTATCTGGATAGGATGTTACTATTGTAGTATGCAGGTGTCCCATCGTCAAGTTGTTCGGTAAGGACTTTGTTAACAAATAGTTGTCTTGTTTCTTCGTAGTTTGTTTTGCCTTTTGTACTATGTAATGATAAGATAGTTCGACTAAAATTTTCTCTACCCACCTCCCCAATCTCTTCTTTAAGTTCTGGACAAGACCCATAATACTTTTTCCAATCAGATTCAGATTTTACTTTGCGTTTCTTACCCTTCGGGGTTCTAAACTGCCAAAAGTATTTACGTCCAATATATTGTTTTCCGTTAGTATTATTTACAATACGATACACAAACCCATAATATTCTCCTATATCAGTTGACTCAAATACTTTTTTATTATATCTCCAAGGATTCTCATACTTAATAGTCATATTGATCAAAGACATTCAATGGATTATTTATTCAATTGTTGGATTTCCAAAATCTATTTCAAAATTAAAAGATATAATAGTTTTTCTCTTTGATGCATTACAAGGACCACGATGAATCCAATGACTAGGAAATATCACTAAGTCTCCTTCTTTAGCTTCAATAGTATGTTTTTTAAAATTAAAAGGAGAATAAAGTTCTGTTCGAGAAGATCTTTCAGGAAATTCTAGATAATAAACTCCTGTATAGGTTTTACCATGAGTATGCCATCCATGAGTATCTCCTTCTACATATTGTTGATACCATATTTTATCTATTGCATAGATATCATATCCTAAATCCTTAATATAATTTTTAATTGTTATATCAAAATTAGGAAAAAAAATTTTTACCCAGGGTCTAGTTAAATCATGACCCTTAGTCCAGTCCAACTTAGAAACATGATCACAAACCGCATGAGGATCTGACTGTCCACTAACTTCAGTACAATAATCTTTTTCGATTTCTGATAAAATTCTATCTTTAACTTTATTATGATCTACTAATTTACCATGACAAATGCAATCATCAACCTTAATCTTTTTCATATAAGGAGATTTGGTTTTAACCTCCTTCACCCAATTCTCAATAATCATACTCGTCAAGGACATCCAATGCATTATTTAGAATGCGTTGGGCAGCACCTCTCTGACGAGCATCCCATTCAGGATACCAACTCTTATTAGCAAGACCATTCTTCATATGATCAAGTCTTG